ACATTGCGCTAGTTGAAACTCCAGCACCTTTAAAGGTATAACCAGAACCTGCTGAACAAACAACTGCACCCGTGACAGCAAGCGTAGATGAAAGCGTAGCTGCACCACTAGCACTCAACGTCCCAGTGACAGCAAGACCAGTTGATGCAATATCCAGAACCTTGGCTCCACTAACAGCAAAGCCGTCATTGTTCGCACCGATCCTGTACAGCCCTGTGGTCGTGTCTGTTGACAGATAGATCGCTGGCAGACCAACCGTACCAGCCGCAAAGTTAGACGCAGCAGCAGCACTCAAGCCAAACGCAAACGGTATCTTGGCGGTTGTAGTAGTCTGCCCGTCTTTGGTGATCGTGGTGGATAAGCCCGTCCCAAGGTCAGCGGTCAAAGAGTTGAACGCTGTTGAACTGATGACCGTGCCGGTGACAACTGGTTGGCCGGTTGAGTTGATTAAGAATGTTCCGCTGCCGTTGAAAGACATGATTATTCCTTCTTACATACCTGGGATTGGAGTATTAGAAGCACCGGCAGCACCAGCCACGCCAGAACCTCCTCTTTTTGCAATATCAAGCAACAGTTGTGATTGTTGTGCCTTTTGGAGCATCTCTGCCATGTATCGAGGATTTTGTAAAAGTCTAGCAAGAATTTCGGCGTTTCTTGTTCCTGCCTGACCAGCCATTCCTCGTCCAACAGAACCACCTATTGCAGCCCCTACATTGCCACCAAGTGCACCACCAGCCGCCGCGCCAGTATAACCAGCCAACTGGCTTGCGAGATCGTTGGCTTGACCTCTTGCCGCTTGATAGGTAGCAGTCGGTGATCCACCCGTTGCCCGTGCGTTCATACCTTGAGCCGTTCTCATCAAGTCTTGTTTCATTTGCTCGATGGAACGCCTTGCCTCTGGCGTAAGTAAATCAACGGTTTTTGCGCCAAACTGTTGTCTGGTTAAATCTTCAACCGCTCGACCAAGCGTTAATTCGCCTGTCTGTCCAGACAAAGAAGGCGGGGTGCGACCTACTGCATTGCCTTTTGAAATCTTATCAATAACGTCTTGCAACGCTTGCTTGCTATTTAAGTCCTTACTAGCTGCGCCATACGTTTTCAAGTAATCGGACCACATACCGCCGGACAAATTATCAAGGCTATCGTCTATGCCTTTTACGATCCCAACCGTTTCACGCCTTGCTGCCGCCGCTGCCGCGCCAAGCTCATCAGTTGCGCCTGTTTTTATCTGCCCAGTTAGAATTTTTCTAACCGTGTACATCTGTTCAGGAGTAATGCCAGCAGGGTTATCAATTGCACTAATAACGTATTGGGCAACTTTCTTCACAGCAGGGTTTTCTCTTTGTTCGCCTTTTAGCAAAACATCAAGGCTAGTTCTTAGCGGAGAAAGTGTGTCCTGTCTGCTCATTGATTCAATGGTTCTTGCCGCTTGGAATGCTTCGTTTCTAGGGCCGGTTGTTGCTACTGTGCGAGCCTCTCTTAACGCCTCACGTTCTGCCGGTGATCCAGACAGGCGCAGTAATTCAGCAAACCTTGCTGCGGAATTAGATTCATCTAGCGGCATCCACAATTGCGGATTGCCAACTCTAGAACCCGTTTCTAGCGTTCTAAGGTACGGGTTTTGAGTCACAACAGACGATGTTCCGGAAACGCCAGGAACAAGGTTATATTCGCTTTTAAGTTGTCTAATTACATTTTCTGAATCAGAACCAAAATCCCGCAATAGGTTTTCCCCTGCAACTTGAGGTCTGCTAACACCACCGGCAGATTGCGGGAGCATTCTTTGCGTTCCCCCAACAACCGCCGGCAATGCGCCGCCCAAAGTACCCCACGCAGCCGCCATGCCTTTGTCTTCCGGTGCTAGTGCAGCTTGCGATAATCCGCTCGTTGCCATCATGTCGGCTATTTGACCGGGACGAGATAATACGGACGGTATTGCCCTTGTTACTGCGGGGATCGAGCCTAAACCCTTAACCGGCATACCAGCGAAAAGGGCTACATCACCACCCATTGCGCCCAACGTGGCAGCCGGAGTTGCTCCGCGAACCATTTTCAGTTCTTCTATTTCCTGCTTTGGTACATCTCCAAATATGCCGCGTATTCCTTGTGCTGCGCGAGGCAAGACAGTACCCGCGCCGATCAATGCTTGTTTGTAGGTTGGTTCCGCTCTAACTTCTGCCGAAACTTGTTCCTGCATACTCGGTGGCCCTGCTGGTTTTACGCCACCAGAAGAAAGCACATTCCGCGACATATCAAGCAATTCACGCATAGCCGCCAAATCAGGATTTGGTTTTGCAGCCTCCGCATTAATTGCGTCCTCAATCTGCTTGATTGAGGGTGATGTGATGAGGGTTTCGGCCATTATCGTCCTCCACCAAGCAATTTTTGTGCGGCAGGAGACAAGTTCAAACCTTGTGGGATTGGTACATCAACAGACCAAAAGTCTATATTTGGAACGCCTGCTTTTTGCGCCCGTTTTACCAAGTCTTGATGCTCTCTAATAATCCCTGCATCTTGCTTTTCAAGCACCTTGAATAAGGCTTTGTATTCTGGAACCGTCAGGTTTTCAGGTGCCGATTTAGCTTTCGCAAGCAACGCCCGTTCTGGCTCTGTAATGCTGCCTTGACCCTTGATAAGCCCTGCTGCTTTTAAGCTTAAATCCGCAAGACCTTGAAGTTTCAAAGTAGTATTTGCAAGCGTTTCAGCATTAGTTGCGCCATAAAACTTATTGGCTAATTGACCGAGCAGCAATTGAGTTGTTGCGCCGGGGCCACTAAACGCTGGAAGCTCAACAATAGATTTAAGATCATTGATTGTGTTAATTCTTTCAACGGAATTTTTTGCAATATCATACGAACCATCTAGTTTTTTAGTGATAGCAGCAGCACCACCCGTGGCAAACTCTTTTGTTTTAGCTGCTTCAGCGGCGGTTGGGTTAGAAACCCCGCCTAAAGTTTGTGTTCCTTGTCCACCTTGTTGCGTTGCTGGTTGACCCGTAGGAACTGGGCCTTTAATGGTAATACCTATATTGTTTCTAACAGCCCATTCATTAACTTTTTGTGCTTCTTCGTTAGTAGGTGCCTCGCCAGTTGCCAAAATCTTGAACTGACGATCCGTTCCGGTTATGTTACGCCCTCCTACCTCTCTGGTAGAAATAGCGTTTTCTGCTGTGGCTCTTGTTTCTGCTCCCCTTATTGCCCCTTGACCTTCTGCGTAGCCAGGAGCAAGTTTTAGATTCCCTTGAGCGTCACGCTGCCAGATACCTCCTTGCGTTGCCACATCTGTTAGAGCCGCATTCCATTGTGGCGAACCTTCTGGGACACCAGCAGCGCGGAGTTCTCTAATTTTGTCCGTGGGTTTGTTTGTTTCGGAAAATTCTTTTGCAAGTTGTTCTGTGTAGAGCTTCCCAGAAGGATCAATTTCCATCCATACGGCAAACGGTTGCCCTCCTGCTGGTTGCCCCCATTTTGTCAATGTAGAGGCAACGGGTTTCCCGGCAGTTGGCGAAGTCTGTTGTCCAACAGGCTGACCAGCAACAGGAGTCTGACCAGCAGCAGTTGGTTGACCCGCCACAACCGGCATTGTTTCTGCGGGTTGTCCTGCTCGTAAGAGCCTTTGTAGTTGTGCGCTCTTTTGCATTTCAGCCATGCCCATTGCTTGCGTGGCAGGATGCTTGAAATACTCTAGAGCGGCAGCTTGCGGATTAGGAGCAACCGCAGGAATGGCAGGGATTACGCCCATTCCATCTTTCAATGCAAGGTTTGGATTGTCTTGGAAATCGGCCGTCTCAGGCTTAAATGAACCTTCAGGAACCGCTGGTTTGCCCATTGCCAGTTCATTTGCCCGTGTCATCGTTGCCATCAGATCAGATTGCGACTTCTCTCCAACCTTTTTACTTTCTTCTGCAATGTCTCGCTGCGCTTTCCCGCCCATATAGCCCTGTAAAGCCTTGGTTAGCCCTGCAAGCGGAGAGATGGGAGCTTCAATGCCCTGATAGCTAAATCTTTCAGTGGGCTGAAAAGACTGCTGTTGCATGATCTCGGCCATTTTCTGCCGACGAGCTAACTCGTCTAATTGCGTCTGGTACGGATTTGCAAGGTTGAAATTAACGTCAGCCATGATTTTTCCTTAGCCTTTTATCTGCCGAACAAACCGGAACCACGATTCATCATGCCGTACATTCCGGCACCCGCACCAAGCAGACCATAAAGCCCCGCGTTTTGAGCGTTTACGTTAGCCGACTGAATACCATAATTCTGCATATCGGCTTGCCCTTGCGCTTGCGCCCCGGCCATCACCGGAGCAGGGGCTACGTTCTGCCCTTGATAGCCTTGGAATTGCGGCATCTGCAATTGGCTTCCAGACATAAGACCTGAAATCTCGTTTAGCGGCTGGTTTCGCAACGCCATTTGTTGTTGTAGAGATTGCTGCTGCGCGGTATTGCCAAACTGCCCACCTTGCAACGCTTGGTTGTAACCTTGAGCGTTTGCGGCAGTATCAAGATTAATTCCTTGCAATGCAGCTTGTGAAAGTAGGTCATTTTTCTGCTGGTTTACATCAATCATCGCATTCGTGTAAGCCTCGCCGCCAGGGGTCAAACCTTGGTTTGCAAGTCTCGTCCTTGTAGCGGCTTCCTGACGATCTAGTTGCGGCTGAAGTCGAGCCATGATTGCTTCTTGGCCTGTCGTGCCGGCATTGACAGGCATTCTCGCAATGCCGCTGGTATCTAAGGACGTTTGGATGCCGGGAAGGTTGGGATTAAACCGCGTTCCAAGGACATTCCTTGCCGTTCCAATTCCTTGTTCGCCAAGGTTTGCAAGGCTCGTCTGCACCCGTTGTTGAGCCTCTAGCGTTTGCTGCGCTTGCGGGTTAAGCGTTTGCGTAACGGTAGGCTGATCGTTTGGCGTTGAAGTGGTGTACTGCTCACGGGTTGGCGCGATCGGAGCTACACCACCACCTTGCCCGTACATCGGCGTGGTTCCGTCCTCACCGCCATAACCAATAATCCCGCCTTTACCGCCCGTCGCGTTGTACTGCTGCAACTGCTGGTTATAGGCTTGATTCGCTTGATCGTAAGCCGATTGATTGAACTTAGGGGTAGCGTCCCCATAAGTTACAACCTGCGAACCCAAAGGTCCGTAAATATTGGGATTAGACATCCTGCCGCTAATCCTCGCTGCATCGGCATTAGCCGCTCCTTGCGCGGTTGCAGCTGCCGCGTAATCAGGTGCGGCTGGTGCGGACGGTGAACTTTTTCCCATGTTTCTCTCCTAAAAATCTGCAATCATCTTTATGCAAGGTCAGGAAGACTATGTCTCCCTCCGGCCTTCCATCCTTAATTCTGCCTTCCTCGGCAAAACCCATGTTTTTAACCATCTTCATAGATTTCTCGTTATCACTTCCTACCGGCACGATGATCTTGTCCACCATCGCTACGTTAAACGGATAGTCAAATATCGCTGCTAAGTAAGCAGGGGTCATCCGGCCTTCTATCGCTATGTGGCACCAAATGCTCTTGTGGTTCCAGTTCTCGTAAATCACGCCAGCAACAATTTCATCATCCCGCTTCAGCCCGATAGCCTGTGACCGCTCTTCAAAATACCCACCATGAACGCGACGAGCGACCCAATGGCCGATCTCCGCGCCAGTCGTTATATTCCAGCCCATCCGACCTGATAAACCACATCGGTAGATGCCCACTCAATTTCTAGCCCAGCACTAGCACTCGTCAGAAGAACCGCACCGCAGTAGCCCAATCCCGTAACCCCCTGCCAGTTGTTTGTAATCTGCAACCCAGAACCCCAGTAAGATACATCCCAAGTTCCAACGTCCCACTTACCAACCGAACTAGGCGAAAACGATAATGGCGTTGCGTTGTTTTGAACGTCAAAATCTACGTTTATGCCGACGGAAATAGCAGGGGTTCCGTTGGTGAAAATACTTGGACGAGCACGGGTAAAATACTTCTTTACGCCACGCGAACCGAGATAATTAAACGCTTGCAGGGCGTTGGCAGAGATGCTCGTGCCATTGTCCGAATAACTCGTATCCCACGCCTCACCGACAAAGCCATTCCCGCCAAAGAAAGGATCATCGCCAAAGTTCTCCCAGACGTTAGCTTCCCATCCGGTGAACTGGCACCATGACTTCGTAATTGTATTCATGGCGTATTGTTGTTGGAGCGAACCGTCAGAAACGGGAATGTTAATCCAAACCGCGTTACGCTTGGCGTTGTAGAAGACCTGCCACCCAACGGAAGAATGTGTCCCACCGTAGTCCGTAGTGGCTTGTGTAATCGCTCCCTGAATCTTGTTCGACAGCGCAACCCTGGGATCAAGCCTTGATGATTGAAGACTTGATGCCATCGGCATCAGACCGTCATAAGTCAGGATTAGCAGATCGCCGCCCCATTTGAGCATGGCTCGTTTAGAAATAGGGCTACCGAGCTTCCAGACCCCCGCTAATGCCCATGTAGCCTCGCTTGATGGGTCAGTACCTCGATAAACGATGACCTCGCCATTGCTCGTTATAAAAGCTAGGTTGTCATCCATGCCATAGCCCGCGTCAAGCGTCCAAGTATCCAGATCAACCAGATGCCCCCCGGCTTTAGCGATGGAACTGAGATCGAGAACTTGAGCTGCTCCTCCTACGGCAGAAGTCGGTAGATACCATGCTTTCAGCGTGTTTTTTTGGATAAACCAGACGCGGTTTTTGAATAGGGTGACGTTATCAAGAGTTGTCGTGGTTACGCCGGTAATCGCCGGGGTCGAGGCGTTATCTATAGATACCCAAGTCGTGCCATCGTAGAGCAAGGGCTTATCAACGCCATTAACCGCGTAGATGTACGATCCACCAGCAGTAGTTACGTTCGTATATTCCCAGATAGCGTTAGTCAATCCGGTGACGACAGCGGCTCCTACAGCCCCTCCAGCAGTCGCATCGTATATAGAAAACGATGGAGTCCCGACCACCGCAAAGAGCTTTTCAGTCGCCCCGCCGGAATACGCGAAAAGGCTCTGAACCTGACCATTCATTCCCGTAGCGTAACGGTTATACCCGCCGCGCAAGACGCAACTGCTCACGGTCGGGAAATAATTGACTAGCGTTACCGCGTCCATCGGCTCCATATTGGCGATTGAATCACGCGCATTCCACCCGCCGACAGGGGCAGGGATAGACTGCACATTGGCAGCGGTTCGTTGAACCATTCTTCTCGTTGCCAAGTTATGCTCCGTACCCAGAATCCGGGATGTTATCGTAGCCCACCAACACAGTACCAGGACGAGGCGCAAAGCTCAGATTGGCACTTGACATATCCAACGCTAGAGCGGCTTCGTATTCCTCCAAGTAATTGCGATACATGGCGGTTGTATCAAAGCCCTTTGCCTCAAAATACTTGAGTTTGGTATTGAGTACGATTAGACGGGATGGATAGATCGTCGTGTCCGTGTCAACCGTAAAGGATAGCTTTACAGTCCCATCAGCAGCATTAGCCCATCCGTTGCTGCGATATTCAAATCCGAGATATTCGGCGTTTGAAAACCCCGGCCAGATTTGGAAGTAATCTCCTAGCAAACGCCAGCGGACGCGAGGGCCGGTCGAGATGTAGCCCGACAACAACCATTCCCACTGCTGAGCGGTTTCGGGGCCTAGCATCTCCCAGTGCTTGCTCTTGTCCCACATCGTCCGAGGAACTAGAGCCTCGTAATCCACGGGCAGGGAATACTTCATTTTCTGGAAATAGACCGTAGCCGCAGACCCGCCAGCAGCACTAAAGTCGGCGTTCATTGTTACTTGGGTTGCCGAGTCTACGGACGCGATAAAGCAGTTTTGATTAATGCCGGTGCCGATAGCTTGATAGGTGGTATCAAGTCCCGTAGTGCTAGGAATGCCGGTAATCACTCGGCTGGCAGTAGTCCAGTTACCCGTAGTGGTCAAATACTCGGTATAAAACTGGTTCTGCTTGGTCATCGCGCGCCACGGATGCTTCCGCAGCAACTCGTACCCTGAAGCGTTCATCAGAGCGAGAATCTGCACCACATCCTGATTCGTGTTCGTGGCTACAAATGTCGGTGTAGAAACGCCCAGCTCGTTAGTGACTTGCTGGACGAGTTGCAGCATCGTGTAGGACATTTAGACCTCTTTTTTAGGACGCCCCGGCTTACGTTGCTCCATGAGCATGGACATCTGTTCTTTCAATTCTTGCAATTCGCGCCGCGTCTGATCGAGTTCTGAGCTATTGCTGACTTGATTCTTCCGAGCCAGAAACGCCCTAGCACGTTCACGCAAACCAGCGGCACCCATGCCAACCTTCTGCACTTGCGAGTCAGATGCCGTGGCGACTTGCTCAACGGTCTGAAACTTGAGAATCTGCAACTCTGCCATTTGCCGGTCGTTAAACTCGTCCGGTGCATCCTTGTGCCATTCAACCAACGGAGTGCCAATCAATGCGCCTTCAGTGTTATTCATCTGGAAATACAACCATTGCCGAGGAAAACGCTCTTTATGGTCTTCGCGCACCGGCTGATCGATTTCCGTAGTCTTATCGCCAGGAATCATAATGCGTACAAACGGGACGCCTTTATATGGTTCACGCTCATGCTCGTAAAACTCAACGTGCAAGTGAGAATCCGAGTTATTAATATCGCTGTCCAATGCCATTTCGCTTCTCCTGTGGGGATTAGGTTTTCGTACCGTTGATGCTGTACCACATTGCGTTCGTGACCGCGAAAAGGATGCTTGTGTGATCCTTTGCAATAGAACCTGATGTGGTTTGATTTATCGTTGTCGCGGCTTCATACGGATAAACTTTAATCGTACTGTTGCCGGAATTGGCTATGTAGATCGTTGCTCCCATTTGTGTCGGTGGTAACAAAACACCAGTTCCGGCGGTTGAAGTATCAATCGAGTTGTAAACGTGCGTCAGTTGTAATGCGTCTGTTCTGGTCGATCCTGTCGCGGTCAGTCCGTCAACGCCATCACCACAGATGGCAACGGTCATTAACTGAGGTGCGCCAGCACCAAGAACCCGCGATGGGATCGTCATTATGCTGTCAGAACAGATGCCCAAGTCGTTGCGCTAGTCGCAAACAGGATGACGGTCTTCGCATTTGCAACCGACAAGCTAGATGCGGCTGCGTTAATCGTTGAACCCGCTTTTGGATAAATAATAATTGTTGAGCCGGAATCATTGCGAACGCCAACCATCGCGCCCACTTCAGTCGGAGGAAGAATCAGCCCGGTAGAAGCGGAGCTAGTCGTCACCGCATTCCAAACCGCTGACAGTTGCAGGGCGTCTGCAATAGTGCTACCAACAGCCACCAAAGCGGTAGCACCATCTCCGCAAATGCTAGTGGTTGCAAGACCCGAATTGCCGGACGCCAAAACTCTTGAGGGAATCGCCATTTTTACAACTCCTTATTGATGTAGAAAAATGCTGCATACGAATTGTGGTCAGACCAGATCAATTTATAGTCTGCCAACTTGTCCAACCACCAGTGATACGGAAACACCGATAAATGCAAGGGTTGCCCGATTAATTTGCCCATATTATCAGGCACAAGACTTATCTGGAAAAAACATGAATCCACGCATTCCATGACGTTTCTAATCACGGAATCCACGTTTTCAGGAGCAATATGCTCCATAACGTCCGTGCAATAACCAATATCGCCCTTGACCCCGATCCTCTTGGTTAGATCGGCTATTGTCAGGGGGAAATTGATGCCCTTATCCAAGCAATTATTGGAAAAGTCCACCAGTTTAAGACTTGCGCCGGTCAATTCGTGGATGCGTTTTGCGCCCCGTCCCGTCCCGCAGCCAAAGTCTACAACCAACGAATCCTTGGTGATTTCGGCTACTTTCACGAACGCATCGGCTATGAGTTCGCCAGGAGCCGTGTCCCGGTAGGCAGGGATAGCCCACATCTGGCGGTATTTCTCGTCCTCTTCCATCGGAGCTGCGTGTTCCCGCATGGATTTGACCACCTCCATAATGAGACCATCACCGTCAACCGTGATAATGCAGCCAAGATCAATCAGGTTATTGCAGACCTCGGGGAAGATTTCGGCCTGTCGCGCCATCGTCAGCGAACTGGTAAAAACCCGCCCATTCATCGTGACTTTGCAGAGCGGGTCGCGGTTATTCATGGCTTGCAGATAAGCATGACCCATCGCTTGCCGGTGGCTTGAATCGTAGCCAAATAGGTGAATCTTGCGGTAGCCCATCGTGTACGCTAGGCACATGGTGGACATTCCCACGGTCGTGCCGCCGCCGATTAGCGCGTATTCGTCTTTGTATTCTGGGAGATGAGTCTCTATGCCTTCCATAGCAGGATGCCATGTAGTGACGTTCCCAACCGCTTCAAATAGCGTCGGATGGCACTGGGAGGAAATCAGGTATTCCTCTGCCTTGCCGATCAGATCAATGTTTTCAGGTCGAGCGTCTAGGATGACCTGATATTCCGGCACGATGCCGTGACGGTTCAAAAACTTGGCTGCGCCGTTTAGCGCAAAGATGGTTTGCCCGAATGATCGCCGTTTTTCGATCATAGGGAGGAATTCGGCCAAAGAAGGACCACCGCCGACAATGATGGCATGACCATCATGCGGGGGTACTTGAGCAATCCAACGATTACAGGATCGTGAATTCAGACTGACATTGCCAAACAACTCGGCATCGTCCGTGTTGCAAATGATCTCAATATCCATCCGAGATTGCGAGTCTGAGCGTCCCCAGACCCGCGCTCCTTTCTTAGGTGATACGACCTTGCAGATGCGGACGGTTCATCACCACCGTTACCGTAGTGGTAGCCGAGGCAACCGTAGCGGCATTGGCGGTACGAGCACCGAGAATCTCCTTGCCAGAACCCGTTGCGCCAACCTTTCCAACCGACTTCACGCCGACCGCTACGGTAGCCGCAAAGTTAGACGAGGTTGATTTAGCGCAAACCGCAGTACCTTCGATCTGATACCAACCGAACAGACCGGCAGTACAAGCGGACATTGCCACGGCAACAGGACGAGCCTGGTTAGCAGTAGTAGCGGCCAGCGTGGTCTGATAGGTCGTGCCGTCAAAAGTTACCAGCGACCCTACAGTGGTGCTTGCTACGCCAACGAGCAGGATGAATTCACCCGCCCCGTAGGTCGGATCGAAAGCGCGTTCGATCTGACCCAAGACCGCCGGAGGAGTCGGGATTGCACTCGTTCCGTTAGCCATCGTTACACCAGCATCGGTTGCCGCAATTTGCAGCAATCCCGACTTATTGTCGTCAAAAGTGTATGCCATTTTAATTCTCCTTTAGGCAATCAGGACGCCGCAAAACTGCGGGCCGCTGGATGTCAAATTGCCTGCCCAACCAATGAGCTTAACAACAGCGTCTTGGTTAATGGCTTGCCGTTCGCCACCGATAGGCACGAAATTCCGATCAGCATGGGGTCTGAACATCATATACTTGGTATTCAGGAACCACATATGGTTAGCAGTAGCGGCAGAGCCGATACCACCGTCCAGAACTACATCGGATGCCATACCCGCGCCGTAGTATTTCAGCGAAGCAAAACCAGCACCGGCCATGCTGCTGCCGGAATCGGAAATGCGCTGAATCGACTGAAGCGATTGCAGATACAAACGATAGTAGTTATTGTCAGCCACGATCAGGTCGGGCTTATCCGTACCGCGAATCAACTGCACAGCAATCGCATCCATGTATTGCTGGATGTTGCTTGCCGTAACAGCCGAGCCGCCATCGGTTACGCCCGAATACTTCGTAGAACGCCAGAACGTCCAAGTGGCACGGTTAATACCACCGTAGGTTCCGGTACTAGGCGCATCAGGAACAGCAGCACCGAGTCCGGTGATGTTCTTGCCCGAATTACCAGTTCCGTCCAAATAAATATCCGAACCGATACGGTTAGCCAGTTGCGCCTCGGCTACGTTCATACGACCGTCAAGCAGGTCAATGATCGCTTCCTTGCCGCTGTTCTGGATCATCTCCAGACCGCTGATAGAAACCGCAGCAGCGTACTGAGTGATAGAAAACTGAGCGGCCGAAATCGGGCTATTCTGACTGACGTTCAGCACTTCATAGCCGCTATAGCTATTCGTGTTGTTGGTCGTCGAATCGTTGTACATGATTTCTTGCAGGATGACGTTACCGCCGGAGAATGTTTTCACATTTCCGCGTTCTTTCAACCTGCGCAGAAGCGCATTATTATTTGTTACGTTATCGGCCAGTTCACCGCTGCGACTTTGGATGTTGGTCGCAATGATGTCACTGATCGAGCTATTGGCGAAAGCCATTTTTAAGCTCCTTGAAAAGTTTTAAAGTCGTTCACTCATGGAGTCAAATTGTTCTGCCAAGAGAGAACGTCTGTCTTGTGCTTTGGTAGTCGCTATGGTTCCGGGTGCGGAACCCCTCACGCTGACCGCTGCCGCCCTTGCCGACTTAGCAGCCTTATTCGCTGCTGCTCTTTTCTGCGCGTCAACCTCGGCTTGTTTGCTTTGTTGAATCGTCTCGAAAAGGTTCGGGTCTAGACGTACTGCTTTATCGTATGCATCCTGAAGATCGGTTGCCACCCCACTCTGTAGGAGTTGGATCATCACCGGCCTAGCTTCTTCAAAATGTTCTGCCTTCTGGGAAAACTGGTTGATTTCCCCAAGTAAAGCCGAATTCTGTGCTTGCTCTTGCTGCTGTTTCCAGTTATTCACCTCGCCGCGAACGCTATTTAGTTCGTTTTGAAGCGCATAAACCGTTGGATCAACAGGCGTTTGTTGTGGCAAACCCTGCCCTAGATTTACACCATATTGTTGTGCAAGTCTACCAAATAGTTGCAATTTCTGTTCAGGTGTGCTGTATCGCAGCGCATGATCTGCTTCCAGCAGAGCTTTAACGGCTTTTGGCGCGTCAATTCCCAGACCCTGAATAGTCTGCATATACGGCTGCACGACTTCGTTTATCTCGTCCGCGAACTGCGCTTTGGCCTTCAGCGGTTCAATTCCCGCCTTCATCTGCTCTTCGCGCTGATAGGCGTATTCCTTCAGTTTATCGTCGGCGGTAGCCCACGCTTCGTGATAATCCTTCTTCCAACTAGCAGGAGGACGCTTCCAGACGGGTTCCTCAACCGCTTCTGGTTCGGTTTGGGCAAATTTACCGGCATCGTCGCGTGGCTTTTCTGCCTTTGCCGGTTCTGCTTTTGCTGGTTCTTGTTCGGCAGCGTCAAACTGCTGTTCAAGCAATTCGCGCCGAGCATCAGCGTTTTCAACGGGTACGATGGAATTCAGATCATCAGACATTTGTAATCCTCCCTGTGGGGGTTAACGGCGGGTAAAACGGATTTCTTCTCTCATTTTGTGCAGAATCTTGTCGGCTTCGCGGTTCGTCATGTTGGCAAGTTGCGCTCTCAAGACTTCGCGCCGGTTATCGGACGGAGGAGCTTTCTTCGTTTCCATCACCTCGTTGCCGATTTCTATGCAATTGTGCTGGCGCAAATGCTCACGATGTTGTCTTCGCCCCGTGATCATTGACCCATCGGCCATTGATTGATACGGCTGAATGTCCGGCATGATGTACGTGCGAGCTTCTGGCTCGTATTTCTCGATTTCTATCGCCTCGCCTTCTTTATAAATCCATCTCTGTCTCATAGCAGTGCTAGAACCTCCTCATCGTCCATTTCGATATGCTCGGCATAAAGAGCCTCAACCTTGTCAATGTCCCGCATCAGTTTGTCAAAATCCACCTGTTTAACCAACGGTGCGGATTCTTGCCCTCTAGCCTTCGTTTTTACATACGGCTCTACAATCTGAGCTGCTATTTCTGGTCTGCCTTCTACAACCCGTTCGTATAGGTCAATCAGATCACGCTTGCGCTTTTCCTTCTTGTCGCGCTCTTCTGCAAACCTCTTGCCCTTGTAATCTCCGTCATGCGTGTCATCAATAATGATGATTGGCGGGACAACGGCAATGACCGTCCCTGCGCTGCCGATAGCTTCCGTCCCAGTAATTGCAGGACTAACAGACAGGCTGACGTTTCCTGCGGCTCCTGTTGCCCCTGCCCCAGAAATGGCAACTGTGATGCTGTCGCCCTCTCCGTTGACTGCTCCTGTGGCTTGTACGCCGGAAATGGCAATAGTAACGCTGGGAGTGCCTGTTCCTGGCGATCCCGTTCCAGAAACGCTTGTGACGGGCAAACTATCCCATAGGGCATCGTCCCATGTGCCGGTGTCCCATGCGCCTTGTGCCATTTATCAGGCAATTCGGATCAGCGCGTTCGTTGCGTCGCTGGTTGGCATCGTCAAAGTAAAAGTACCCGCCGTAATGGTCTGACTGCCAAACGTGTGAACGCTGATCGCCTTGTTTGATTGCGTTGAGTTATAGACAAGAACAGCGTCAAAAGCAGTTGTTAATGTCACGCTGGTATAAGTAAAACTCGCGCTTGGCGTCCAGTATCCCGTTGTGCCGCTTGTTGTCGGCGCGGTAGCGTTTGTGACTGTTATGCCGCCTGCGCTATAGCCAGAACCCGAAACCTCGCCTGTCACGCTATATGCTGTCGTTGCGGCATTAACTGTTGCGCTTGCTAGATACAAAGCCGCTTTCAACGTATCGGCTCCGGTTCCGGCTCTAATGACAGTGGTTCCAAGCGCATGAATTCCCGACAGAATTTCACCTTTAAAACTGGTACACATTGCTTGGGTATTAGCCATCGAATCCTCCAACCTCAGAAATTGAAACTAACGGTCTTTTCAGGCTGACATGAGCCGACCTATGCACAAGCTCTCCGTCTAAATAATACTCAACCCAAGTCGTATTTTCGTTGTCATTGTCAATGGTTCCCTCTTTCTTGTTTAGCAGGGAATCGTCCATCTCGCCTTGCGTGGTGGTTACAATCATTGTGTTAGTACTTCAACGCCAGCGGCTCGACCGTCAGGACCGCGAATGATTCGTTTAGGCGCGGCCAACATCTGCATCATCCCTCCCATTTGGTTCATTGTTTCGTCATGCCGACCCATCATGGATTCGTGCATATCGGCCATCCTGCTCATAGCCAGAGAAACTCGATCTCCAAGCTCTGCCGTGATCTTTTCGGATGCTGCTTGCTGCGCTTCCATCGCCGGAATATCAAGCCCCGGATTAGCACCGATTCGGGCAACCATGATCTTGGTCGCCGCCTCAAGCTCGGTTTTCCAGCGGTTGAATTGTTCCTCGGACTGCAACTTCTGCTGCGCCATTGCCGCCTCGTACTGCTGGCGTTGCGCTTCGGTCTGAGCTGCCGCTTGAATCTTCATCTGCTCAATCTGCGTTTCGGCCTGTATCTTCGCTTGCTGGATTTGCCCGTCAAACTGAGCCTTGGCTTGTGCGGCCTGAATATCTGCTTGCGCTCTGGCCTGATCGGACGCTTGCTGCGCTTGCATCTTCATCATTTCTGGGTCGGGACGCGGTTGTTGCGGTTGCGCTTGCTTTTCCTTCATCTGATCTAGAGCCGCGTCCAAAGCACCTTCAATCGGCTTGGATTGCTTAAACGCGCCGATGCCAAATTTCATCACCTCGATCAGCATCGGCGTGATTTCCGGTGAGGCTTGGGCAACCGGCAGGGCTTCGCGCAGGAATCCACCGAAAGCCTGTATGAACTCCATCCTGTCGCGTTTGGTCTGCTGCTCGTCCAGTTGCACTAGCGAGTCGGCAGCAACTTCAATCCGAAAGCTCCGCAGCGGGTTATCGCTAATCAATTGCAACGCTTCTGGAATCATTTGTTGGTCAACCGGCTGCATCTGCTGCGCTGCGGCATACATCAGAATCGTCTGCGGCTGGAACTTTGTGCAGATGATCTGCGCTTTCAAGCGCAAAAGCTCCGTGGCGAACAGGGCTACGTCTTCCTGCATGGATCGGAGGCGAATGGATGCGTACTGCCCTTTGATCTGCTGCGCTGTCGCGGTTTCGGACGCCATCGAACTGCCTCGGATAATGTCCGAAAGTCCGGTGATCTCGTAAATCTGATTTTTGATCTCGGTTCTGGCGCGGTAGCACTGCATCAGCGCGTCTGCCAGCGTATCTAGCGGCAACAAGTCAATGCTGCCCTTCAGACCACCTTTCTCGCTAAACCCCATCCACTTATCTACGGGGATCAGCGTGTTGTTGTCTCCCTCAGTCAGTAGACGCTGCAACGCGGGTTGGCTTGCGTCATATACTCCCCGAACGCGGAGAGCTTTTACAAGCCCATCTATGCGGTCGGAAAGGATGTCTAGCTCTACGGCCTGATCTTGATAAAGCACGAAATCCGGCACCGGCACCAAGGTATCCGAGGTCATCGTGGAGTACAGAGGCTTAGAGCAGGGGAAGAACTGGTCTAGCTCTAGCGGATCGTCCCGCTCGTCGATGATCTCCGGCATATTCTTGCTAAACCAATAAACCTTGCCCGACTCTTTATCCCACAACTCGCAAATCTTGGCGCGGGTATGCTCTTTCGTGGATTGGCCGTAGGTTTTCAGCGTATCGGGGCCAGCGTCAAACGGGATTTTGTTGCCCATCTCATCGCCAAAACGCTCCACAAGGGCTTCGCGGGTCATGTAAACCCAACGCCAGACGCAAGTCACCTCCTCCCACGTTCGGGCCACAGAATGTCCGAAATCCTTCCAATGGACGTAATCCACAGGGGCGCATTCGTATTCAATCTCTTCCTGTGGTTCGGCTTCGCCGGCGGTCAGATCAGTCTCATCTTCCGGCTTGTCTACGTCTTCGGTGATCTGCGTCCCGTCCTCTGGTACGTCTTGCGTCTTAACGTGCGGCTCGTATCGTACCCAAGCAGACCCACGCCCACCGAGGAATCTGTCTTCGACGCAATGCTTCATCGTTGACCGGAAGTCTGGGTAATGCTCGACCTCAAAGTCCAAAGCGCGTTCAATGAGCTGCGAGGCTACCCGTCCTACGGGGTCGTTATCACCGAACCTGCGCGAAACATCGGCTTTCGGCAGACGAGCGTAAACGGCAGGTGTAAGAGTCTGGACGTTAGACCATAGGATGTTGAACTTTGCGGTTTCGTTCGTCGATTGGCTGCGGTTGTCGTCCCGATAACGCTTTATGATCTTCTGGGTACGCGCTTCCCATTTCTTGAAATCGCCGTCATAAGTGGCGACCATGTTCAGCCACTTATCCACGCCTTTGGATGTTTCCATTATTTGTTCCGTTCTGAAATGGCACGAGCCTTGGCTTGCGCGTCTTCTTTGCTTGATGCGCCCCACGCCCTCAACGCCAACGCCAAGCGGGTAGGCTTCCCGTCTTTCTCCATCGGACCCGGCATATTGCCCATGCGAGCGAGGAACGAGGCGCGTCTGGGATTGTCGCCAGCCTTCACGGGAGGTTTGAGTTCACCGCCGGTTTCGGCTTTGTAGGAGGCTCGGCCCTTGGCGTTCAACCCGCCTTCAGGGTTCTTGCCTTTTTTGCGCGTCCATGCAGCGGTCATTATGCGGAGAAGATTCCAACGGCAACGACAGTCGCACCAGCACCCGTGGTGATCTTCCACGCGCCAGAGGCAGAAGCGGCGTTAATCTCTACCGAGTACACGCCAGGGACGTTAGTCGCAGCACCCGTCAGCAGCACGATGGACGTAGACCCATCAATCAGGGTTACGCCAGAAGTCGCCACGGTTACAACCGAGATAATCAGCCGGTGGATGTAATCACCGACTGCGCCTGTGCCGCCCAAGCCTTGGGCGGTTTGCGAGGCTGCAACGGTTTCATATTGGTAACGATAGGGGTTTGCAACTCCACTCATAATCTTTGACTCCGGTTGGTTTTGTGGGTAGCCCACATATCATTAAGGGTTGCTGTGTTCTCAGGGCCGACAATCAACGGTTTCATCGTGTCGGGGGCTTTGACTCTTGGTTCAATACGCCATGAAACGGCCAACATCCGCATGGCATCGGCAGGGTGGCTCGTCCAATCGTGACGCGGAGTCTGCCGAAACGCCTTCTTATCCTCGTCATACTCTCTCTGGTACTGCCTCAAAGCCTCTACGCCATCGAAGCAGCGTTCAGCGTCAAACCATGTCTGCGGCAGCATTTGGCGAACCGCTTGAATACCGTCCTGAACGCCTAAATCCGGCACGATTGCCATGTTATTGATGCCAAGGTGTTCAGCCATCTGCTCTATAACCGACTTGCCGCCAGACGCTAGGGTCTTGGCACGGGCATCGTGGGGTAGGTAGTGTTTCCCGTACTTGTAGGGTTTGGACTTCACAACTTCACAAATCTCCGAGACATTAGCCCCGCTGACCGCGTAGTAATCCAGCACATGAATCTCGTTGCGGATCACTTGGTAGAACCAGATTGCCGTATCGTCGCGGTAGCCAAGGTCAAATGCCGTGTGGACGGGAACCTCTGGCTGGTAATCAACCTGCGTGATCCGACCTTCTTCCGTAGCTTCGCGGAGTTCTGACCCGTAGAA